CGGCGTGCGCCGGTAAGTGTTGAGCGGAGCGCGCGCGATCGAGCCCGCGATCAGATTCACGCAGCGCCAGACCGCCGCCTGGCGAAGCGCCGTCGTGTTCGTCACCGTGACGCCCGACGTCGATCGCTCCATTTCGAAAATCGCGTCGAACGGAGTCCGCGGATTTTCGAGACTTCCTTCGGGCGTCATGGCCGCCGGATTCGCGTCGCGACCTTGTGGCCAGTCGAAGCGTCCGAGCGTGGTCAGCTCACCAGCGCGCGCGGCAGAGTCGGCGGCGCGCGAGAACATCCGCGACAAGGGACTGAGCGTCGTCATACGATCACGATTCCTCGGTTGTCGTAGACCGATCCGGTCTCGAAGATCGCGCGCGACATCGCTTCGATCAGCGCCGCGACTCCGTCAATTCGCTTCGAGCTGGTGAGCCGGTCCGGTTTGACCGGCCGGATTTCGTCGTTCTCGTTCGTTCGCACGCGCGTGCATCGCATGTTCCAGCGGAGGACCGGGTTTCCTTCGTGGCGCAGTTTGCGCTGGAGCGCGAGCTCCTGAATTTTCTTCATCGGCTCGCTCGTGTGTGTGAACCGGAAGGGAACCGGGACGCACTTCACACCATAGTCGCGGTCGACGTTGATCGCGAGCTGCATGGCGTGAGCCGGATCGTAGGCGAACTCCTGGACGGAGAAAACCTCGGAGGCCCAGCCGATCTTACGCTCGATGATTTTCTGATCGATCACGTCGCCTTCCGTCGCTTCGATGAAGCCTTGCTCGATCCAGGCGGAATAGGGGACACGATCCGCGAGCTCGCGCTCTCTGACGCGCGCCCGGGCCATCCAGAAAAAAGGCAATACATCAAAGCTGCCGTCCGTCAGATCGGGAAACAGCAGCACCAGAGAAGTGAGGTCGATCGTTGAGCTTAAATCTAAACCAAGGTAGCACGGGCGTTCGACCAGCGCGCGACGCGGTGTCGAGCACGCCTCCCACACGTGGGGCGGCATCCATTCCTGCTCGCTGGAGAGCCAGAGTCCCAGCGAGTAGCGCTTGAACGCGTTCGCTTTTCGCGGCTGGTGGATGGCCTCCTGGCAATCCGCCGCGATTTCCTCGATCTTCAGGAACCCGCCATGGATGTCGAGCGACGGGTTCGCCTTCGCCCACGTTTCCGGTTTCGTCCAGTCGTCGGTCGCGGCTGCCGCGAAGATTTTCCCGACGAAGCGTTCGTCGGTGTAGATCCCTTGTTCGATGTTCAGCGTGTGCTCGTGTTCCATGTCCGCCAGCGGACTCTCGTCGGGAGTCGAGCCCGCGGTCGTGATTTCGAGGACCATCGGCTGGCGGCGCGCGCGGCCGGATTTCGTGAGGACGTCGTACAGCTCCAAACTTTTTCCGCTAGACCAGCGGTGGAGCTCGTCGATCACGACGCCGTGAGGATTCATTCCGTCCTGCTTCGCGCCGTCGGCGGAGATGGCGCGATAGTAACTCAGCGGGTCGTTCCGCTTGAAAATCGTCTTCGTGGTCCGGACGATTCGATACTGTTTCCGCAGATATGGCGAGGCCTCGACCATGGCTGCCGCGACGTCGAACACTTTTCCCGCCTGGTCGCGCGTCGTCGCCGCGCCATACACTTCAGCGGCCGGTTCGTCGTCCGCCGTGAGCAGGTAGAGTCCGACGCCCGCCGCGAGCTCCGACTTCCCGTTTTTCTTTCCCATCTCCAGGTATCCGCGACGTCGCGTGCGGAGACCGTCCGGATTGACCATCCCGAAGAGCTGGCCGAGAAACCAGCGCTGCCAGGGAAGCAGCAGAAACGGAGGAGATCCTTTTTCCTTCGGGTGACGGAGAACGCGCTCGAAGAAGTTGAAAACGCGCGCGGCCTTTCGCCCGTCGTAGATCACAGTCGCTATTGCAGCACGGGAGCGGCGGGTTCAGCCTCGTCACCGTCGAGGAGGTGATCGAGCGCGGGAAGCGATCCGCCCGCTTCCGGATCCAGATCGAGCCTGGCGCGCGCGACCGGCGAGAGTCCAAATTCCGCGCCGAGTCGCTGGATGATCTGGATCTGGTTGTACATGATCTGCAGCAGCGGGTTGACGGCCAGGCCTCCGGATCCGCGCTTCGCGAGGAGCCTGGTTCCCTTTTCGAGCTGGTTATATTTCGCGAGCGCTTCCGAGTAAATCGAGTGAGCCTGGCAGATCGCGCCGAGCTGGATCGAGTCTTCCTCGCGAAGCACGCGACGCTGGACCAGAATCTTCGAGAGCCGGCGCCAGGTTTGCATCGCGATCTTATCGCCCCAGAGCTGGCGCGGGAGTCGGAGTCGCGCGGCGTCCGCCTCCGCTTCCGAGCGGTTGTATCCGCGCTTCCCAGGATCCCCGTCCTGCATCTTCACGACGTCGGTCTTCGGTTTCCTTCCCCTCAATCGACAGCGATCTCCCACCAGGTGCCGGGTCGCGCGTTCTGAACGATCTCCGGGTTCTTCGCTTTGTTGAGCTGCCAAATCCGCGCGATCTCAAACGGGTTCGCCTGACGCAGCGCGATTCCGCGAACTTTCTGAACCAGCTTCCGATCGGGACCGCTTCGCTCCGCGTCGCCTTCGACCAGGTCGTAGAATTCGACCTGCGTGTAGAGTTTCGGCTCGCTCGTGAAAAAGTGGAACACGGGCCCGAACCGATCGCCCATGGTCGTCACGACATTGTCCTTCAGACCGACGTGGGACCACGGTCTCGGATCTCCCTCGTCGATCGCGCGGTCGATCGACTCCGCGCCGCGCCTGGCGATCGCGACGTCGAACCCTTCGTCGAGACGGAAGCTGCCGGTATACGGTTTCACTTTCGCCCTCGAGGGCCGCGCGCGTTCTTCTTCGCGCGCTCCGTCCGGATCGCGGACCACGTTCGACCGTCGCCCTCGAGTGTGGCCTGGCCTCCGGAAACTTTTTCCCAGCGATCGAGAATGACGTCGACGAATCGCGGATCGATTTCGATCGCGTAGCATCTCCGCTTCGTGTTCTCGCACGCAATCAGCGTCGTGCCGGATCCACAGAACGGTTCATAGACCGCGTCGTCGCGCTTGGTGTGATTGATGATCGGCCGCCGCATCAGCTCCAGCGGTTTCTGAGTCGGGTGCGTGGTCTTCTCCTCCGCGCCCGCTCCCATGATTTGTTTCGGACTGTGAGCGTCCCAAATCGTCGTCTGGTCCTTCGCTCCGCTCCAGCTCGCGGTCTTCCCCTTTTTCACGGCGTACCAGCATGGCTCGTGCTTCCAGTGGTAGTGACAGCGGCTGAACGGCGCGATCGGTTTGTTCCAGATAATCTGCTGGCGAAGTTCGAAGCCAGCGCGGAGGAGTCCCGACCCGACTTCGATCGTGTGAAGCGACGCGTGCCAGACGTAGACGACTTGCAGGCTGCCAACCAGCTCGTAAGCCTTTGACCAGTCGCGGCGGACGTCGGAACTGACCGCGCCCTTGGTGGTCTTCGCGGTCTGCATCATGTAACTTTTTTCCGAGCTCCCGCGTTTGTTGACCGACCGGCGATCGCGCCATTCCATGTCGAGCTCGACGCCGTACGGCGGATCGGTGACCATCAGGAGCGGAGATGGCGACGCGATCACGCGCTGGACGTTCGCCGCGACGCTACAGTCCCCGCAGAGGAGCCGATGTTTCCCGAGGAGCCAGAGATCGCCAGGCCTCGACAGCGCGACGTCAGGCGGCGCGGGCGCGGCGGGTTCTTCTTCTTCGCTCCGCGCGTCGAGCAGCCGGTCGATTTCGAGTCCATCGAATCCCGTCGACGCCAGGTCGAGTCCCATCGACGCCAGTTCCGCGAGCTCGACGCCGAGCAGCTCGGTGTCCCATTTCGCTTCGTCGTGTGATCGATTGTCCGCCAGGCGAAGAGCGCGAACTTTCGCCGGATCCAGATCCTTCGCGACGTGGACGGGAACCTGCTTCAGTTCCAGCTTGATCGCGGCCAGGCGGCGGACGTGACCGATGATGATGACGCCCGCCTGGTCGACGACGATCGGCTGCCTCCAGCCGAATTGACGGATCGAGTCCGCGACCTTCGCGATCGCCGATTCGGAAATCCGGCGCGCGTTCTTCGGGTAAGGCTTGACATCTTCGACCGCCCACAGCTCGATCGACATCGACGCGCTCAATTCAGGGGCCAAAACCGGCAGTCGAGCCTCTAAGCCTCGTGATTTCATCAGATCCGCATTCCTTTAGACGCGGGAAAAAAAAGTGGCAAAAAAACGACGCAATTTCGCGGTAGGTTGTGACCAGG